GGAGCCCGCACCCGCACCAGAGATGGGCGCCCGAGAAAAGAAAGTGGCCGCAGCCGCAACTGCCGGCGCAACGATGTCACCCGAGGAATACACGGGAATGCTTAAGCAAGTATTGACAACGCCCAAAGTAAATGCGCAAGTAAGAAAGCAAGCGCTAGAGAACCTGTTCGGCCAACGAGGATCTGCCATCAACAGTCTAGTTTTACAAATGATTAAAGGAGGCCAGCAATAAATGGCTAAGAAAAAAGAAACATCGTCAGTATACGAAATTATTCAGGGGCTTTCCCAAGCAGCCGCCAACGCATATGATGGCGCCCTAACAGAAGACGGAGAGCCGATCAAGGCCGGCCTTCAACGAGAGGAAGGAGATCCTATCCTCGACCAGCGAGTGCTAGATGGCTTTAACGTGGCGTTTTATGGCAACATGATGTGCTTAACGTATCAGTCTGAAGTTCAGCTGAAAGAAGTCCATGCCAATGGGTTTGAGTCCGACGTGGATCAAAGAATGTCGGACATCACATCGTGGCTTAAGAAAGAGTACCGCAAGGTAACCGGAAAGTCAGTGACCCTCAAAGAAGAGGGCGAGATTGATGTGATGGTGCAAAGTACCTCGCGCGTGCGCTCGTGGGTACAAGCAAAGAAGCATTACAAGATCAGCGGCCTTAGTGATGAGATGCAGATTGCCGCTGAATCGAAGGACACGCTAGACAAGGGCTGGAAGTCATTCCTTGATCAGGGTGGCTGGAAGGGCAAGCGCCCGAAGAACGATACTCGACCTAAGAACTCTGGAGAGTAAAGATGAATATTTCTCGTAACGATCTTTATCGCATTATTCTTGAGGAGTATTTGCTTGGAGAAGGTCTCCGCGGCCATGACGCGGCAGAAGAACTCCTCAAGAAGATATTGGGGGACAAATATAAGCCCCCCGAAGAGCGAGATCCCGCGCGATACGCAAAGCACCACGGCACCACAGAGCCAATGGAGAAGCCCCACACAGACACGGGCGAGACAATACCAATTGATATAGATATTCCATCAGACGACGCCCCAGAGGGCGAATATAGTGGTTTCCAAGATCGCTCAGGCCCACCCTTAGAAGATCAGCTTATGGATTTAATCCAAGGGATGCCCCCAGAAGAAGTGGCTGACTTGTTTCAGGCAGTATTTGAGAAAATCCCGGGTGTCGAATTGTCGAATCCAGGCGACGAAGATTACCCAGACGAAGAGACACTCTATTCCCCCGGCGCCGAAGGTCGACCAGTTGCTGGCTTCCAGCTTCAAGAACTTATGGGGTTTATTCGAGAAGTACTTGAAGAAGGCCATTACCACGACATGGGCGGCGAAGACGAGATGTACGACGCATTAGATCCTCACGGATTTAACAAGATGTCTGATGCGCAGATAGTTGATCAAGCTTGGAAAGATGGACTTGAAGAAATGATTGTGCTTGATGGTGAAGGAGACCTCACTAATAGAGAAGAGGTATTAGCGGCCATGAAAGATGTATGAGTTTTCAATTAGACAAAAAGCAAAGAGTTAAAGAAATATTAAAATGCGGTAAAGATCCGTCCTACTTTCTTAAAACTTATGCCCGCATATCACACCCGATGCACGGGTTGATTCTTTTTGATACATATGATTTTCAAGATGATCTGTTAAAAGACTTTAACGATTATCGATTCAATGTCATCCTTAAAGCACGACAGCTCGGCATCTCAACAATTACGGCCGGTTATGTTGTGTGGCTCATGCTGTTTCATCGTGATAAGGCTATCCTTGTTATGGCAACCAAGTTCGCCACCGCTGGAAACCTCGTTAAAAAAGTAAAGGGAATCATGCGCAATCTCCCGGATTGGCTTAAGATCGCAACCATTAGTGTGGATAACCGCACCTCGTTTGAACTTTCAAATGGTTCCTCTATTAAGGCCGCCTCCACCTCTGGTGATGCCGGCCGTTCTGAGGCACTGTCGTTATTGGTGTTAGACGAGGCTGCACACATTGAAGGTCTGGATGAGCTTTGGACAGGCCTGTACCCCACGCTGTCTACTGGTGGTCGATGCATCGCCCTCTCAACCCCAAATGGGGTCGGCAACTGGTTTCATAAAACGTGCACGGATTCCGAATCCGCGGCAAACAACTTTCATTTAACAACCCTTCCTTGGGATGTGCACCCAGACAGAGATGAGACATGGTACAAGAAAGAAACGAAGAACATGTCGAAGAGACAGATTGCGCAGGAGCTTCAATGCAACTTCAATACTTCAGGTGAAACAGTTATTGATCCAGAGTGTATGGAGTGGTTACTAACAACGATTAAAGATCCGAAACACCGCACTGGCTTTGATCGCAATTTTTGGATTTGGGAAGAGTTCGATCCAACCTGTAACTATTTAATGGTAGCTGACGTCGCTCGCGGCGATGGGGCAGACTATTCAACATTTCATATTATTAAGTTAGAGACGCTGGAGATCGTCGGAGAGTATCAAGGAAAGCCAACATTGGATATGTTTGCCAATATGTTGAATCAAGTTGGCCGAGAGTTCGGCAGTTGCATGCTGGTGGTTGAAAATAATAATGTTGGGTACTCTGTGTTGGACAAATTGACTGATTACGCATATCCCAATATTTACTACTCTATAAAGTCCACCCACGAATATATCGAACAGCATCAGGCTGAAATAAGAAACAGCGCGGTGCCCGGGTTCACCACCTCTATGAAGACGAGACCACTTATAGTTGCAAAATTAGAAGAGTTTATCAGAAATAAACTAATTACTGTGTATTCTGCGCGCCTAGTCAACGAGATGAAGACGTTTATATGGAGGAATGGTAAGCCGCAAGCTATGAAAGGCTACAACGATGATCTAATAATGGCATTAGCAATCGCATGCTGGGTAAGAGATACAGCATTACAGGTAAATGCAAGAGATTTAAATTATCAAAAAGCCTTTGTGGATGCGATTTACACGACAAAAACAACGATGAATACACGAATTAAAGGTCAAGATGGCTACAAAAAAGATAACATCTTTGATAAAATGTCCGAAGCAGACAAAATGTATCAAGAATACAAATGGATCATTAAGTGAGGAAATAAATGGCAGTCCAAGATAAAAACCCCAAGAACACAGAGGCAAATCTTTTTAAAGCTTTGACGAGGCTCTTTTCGGGCCCGATTATTAATTATCGTTCCCAGTCCGGCCGCCGAATCAGGCGCCAACATTTAGATAAGTTTTCTTCTAGATTTAAATCTGCCTCTGGACAACAGTTTAAGAAGTCGTTATACAATCCGCTCGACACAATTGCAGCGAATGCGATTCAGAACCAGAGGCGCTCAGAGAGATATGTTGATTTCGATCAGATGGAATATATGCCAGAGATTGCGTCAACGATGGATATCTATGCAGATGAAATGACGACATATTCTGATTTGCGCCCAATGTTAAACATCAAATGCTCGAACGAAGAGATTAAAGCAGTCTTGGCAGTTCTCTATGATAACATTCTTAATCTTCAATACAATCTTTTTGGGTGGTGCCGCACGATGTGCAAGTACGGAGATTTCTTTTTGTATATGGACATCGATGAAAAGTATGGAATACAATCAGTTCTCGCGTTGCCTCCCTCAGAGGTTGAGAGATTAGAAGGTCAGGACTCTACAAACCCAAACTACATCCAATATCAGTGGAACTCTGCCGGCATAACGTTTGAAAACTGGCAAATCGCACACTTCCGCATCCTGGGTAATGATAAATATGCCCCATATGGCACCTCCATTTTAGAGCCGGCCAGACGCATATGGCGTCAGCTTACTCTTATGGAAGATGCTATGATGGCTTATCGAGTTGTGCGCTCTTCCGAACGCCGCGTATTCAAGATTGATGTGGGTTCAGTTCCGCCCAACGAAGTCGAGCAATACATGCAGAAGATTGTGACACAACTTAAGCGACACTCTGTTGTGGATGCTGATACTGGTCGCGTTGACTTGCGATATAACCCGATGAGCATTGAGGAAGATTATTTTGTTCCTGTGCGCGCAGGCTCCGCGACAGAGATCTCTACGCTAGCCGGCGCCCAAAACATTACAGCGATTGATGATGTTAAATATCTTCGTGATAAATTGTTTTCCGCACTTAAAGTGCCGCAAGCATATCTCTCAATGGGGGATGAAGCCTCCGAGGACAAGACCACCCTTGCACAAAAAGATATTCGTTTTGCCAGAACCGTACAGAGACTACAAAGAGTGGTCATCTCTGAGTTAGAGAAGATTGGGATTATCCATCTTTATACTTTAGGATTCCGCGGTGACGATCTTCTTAGCTTTAATCTTTCCCTGAACAACCCATCTAAGATTGCAGAACTTCAAGAGATCGAACACTGGAAGCAGAAGTTTGATATTGCCGCTTCCGCTACCGAGGGTTACTTTTCTCGTCGCTGGGTGTCTGAGAAAATCTTTGGTATGTCTCATGAAGATATTGCCAGAAATCAGCGCGAGATGTATTTTGATCGCAAGCATGATGCCGCGCTACAACAGGTTGCAGAAGCTGCAGCCGCGGCAGAAACCGCCGGCGCCCTTGGTGGTGATATGGGTGGCGAGATGGAGATGGGTGGCGAGATGGAAGCCCTTGGGGGTGAAGAAATGCCCGCCGGCGAAGCCGGCGCCGAAGAGCCTGCTGGTGAAGAGTCTGCATTGCTCGCTGTTCCCCCCGGCTCACGTGATGCTCCACGGCTAACTCCCGGAGCGA